CAGAGTGAACTTCGGGCAGCACAGGAAGGACGCACCATTACAGGCTATGCTGCCAAGTTCAACTGCTGGAGCGATCCCATCATGGGATGGTTTAAGGAGAAGATCGACAGCAGAGCATTCGAAGGCACTGATATGAGCGATGTGGTCATGTGCTTCAACCATAGCATTGACAACATACTCGCACGTTCCAGCAGCGGTACTCTCAAACTATCCATTGACGAGATCGGATTGCGGTTTGAATTCGAAGTGCCGAACACCACTGCAGGAAACGATATGCTGGAGCTGGTACGCAGAGGCGACATTTCCAAGTGCTCCTTCAAGTTCAGAGTGGACTCCGATGAGTGGCGGTATGCAGACAAGGAAAACGGGCTCGAATTCGATGAACGCACAATCCTTCATATCTCCAAGTTGCATGATGTCTCGCTTGTGGTACATCCTGCATATAAGGACACCGAAGCCAGCATCCGTGAGCTGGAAGAACGCAAAGCCGATCATTTCAAGAACATCTCGGATGATGGATGTGTCGAATCCGAGAGCAGGAAAAGGACAGTCGAACTATTACACCTTAAAAACCGATAATATTATGGGTAAACTCAAACAACTGAAAGAAAAAAGAGCCTCGATCTTCAGTCAGATTGATGAGCTCCGAAAGGCTGCTGACGGTCGTGCCATGACAGCTGAAGAGCAGCAGAGGTGGAACACCCTCATGACCGAGTACAACAATGCTGACAGTGCTGTGGAGGCAGAGGAACGATTCCTGCAGATCCAACAGAGACAGACTGAGCAGCAGACCGAGAATCGTGGGAACGCCAGCGATGAGCAGAGGGCTGCGGAATACCGCAATGCCTTTGCCGACTACCTCATCAACGGTACATCCATGACTCCGGAAAGCAGAACAATCCTCGAAAGAGCTGCCATCACCGGACTCACCGGAGGAGTGATCATACCGCAGACTCTTGCCAACTCCATTGAAATAGCACTCAAGAGCTATGGCGGTATGTTCGAGGCTGGCCATATCATCACCACTTCCAATGGAGGCGACCTCATCCTCCCTACAATCAACGACACTACTGCTAAAGCTACAATCGTGGCAGAATACGAACAGAGCAGCAAGCGTGCTCCTTCATTCGGCAGTGTGACACTCAAGGCGTACACCTACCGTACCCCTATCATCCCTGTGTCACAGGAACTCCTGCAGGACAGTGCATTCAATCTGGACTCACTTCTGAGCGGACTCCTTGCCGAGAGCTTCGGACGTGGTGTCAATGAGCACCTCACGACCGGATCTGGCAACGGACAGCCTAAAGGTATCGTTACCGCAGCAAAAGACAGCGGTGTGTCGGCTGCAGCTGCTGCAATCACTTTCGACAACCTGCTTGACCTCATGAAAAGTGTGGACTCAGCATATGCACGTACCGGAAAGTTCATGTTCAACCGCAACACTCTCTTTGAGCTGGCAAAGCTCAAAGACCAGAACGGTCGCTATATCTGGCAGGACGGCACAGTCTCCGGACAGCCTTCGACCATCTTCAGCAAGCCGTACATCGTCAATGATGACATGGCTGACATAGGAGCCGGAAACACATCCCTCCTCTTCGGTGATCTCAACAAGTACAAGATCCGCATGGTCAAGTCATTCAAGGTCATCAGGCTCAACGAACTCCTTGCAGAGTACCTCTCAATCGGTCTCTTTGGATTCGCACGAGTGGATGGAACACTCCTCGATGCCGGAACTAATCCTATCAAGAAACTCGTTCACGCTAAAGCATAGTCATCATGGAGTTACCGATATCAGTAGAGACGGCAAGAATGCACCTGCGTGTGGGTGATGACACTTCTCTGGATGGGATGATCGCCCAATACCTCGAAATGGCTGTGGGCATTGCTTCCGATTATACCAACAGAGATGTGGCTTCATACACCGAAGAGACGCTCCCGCCTGCGATAAAGGCTGCCGTCCTGCTGATATTGGGAACTCTCTTTGACAACGAAAGCGATGCCCTTGTGGGTCGCAGCGTGAGCCAATTGCCTTTGACTGCCGAGAAACTCCTCCTGCCTTGGAGGGTACACCCTTATTCCGAAACCGATGTTTGACAGATACATTGAAATATTCAGATACAAGGAGTCAAGAGATGACTATAACGACCGGACACAGGAACTCCAGCACGTGGCGACATGCTATGCACAGAAAACGGAAGCCGGAGGTCGAGAAAACCTCTATGCAGCACGCATCGTGCATGAGAACGAGATCGTCTACACGATCCGCCATCGGGAGGGCATTGCTGCCGGAATGGTCATCGATGACAACGATACCCTCATGAAGATTGTATCTGTTCATGAGGAAGGAAGAAGATGGAGGCTGCATCTCAAGGCAGTGAAAAGTGATGCTCAAGATCAAGGTTGACGGATATCGGGAAGCCAAGGCAATCCTTGATCAGCTACCCAACAACATGCAGAAAAGAATGCTGCTGGTCGCTCTGAGGTCTTCACTCAGACCGATGCTCTCATCCGCACGCAACAAAGTGCCGATCCGAAGCGGAAGACTCAAGAAACAGCTCCGCATCGTGAGATTCAAGGACAGACGTGCCCCTAAAAGCGAAGTTGATGTGGCTCTCAAGAATGTGTTCGAAAAGTACAGCAAGAAAGGAACGATCAATGAGTATTACGGAAAGTTCATACACGAAGGTACGAAAGACCCTCGAACTCCAAGAAAGGAAGGTCGTATTCTGGCATTCAAGGGAGATGACGGGCAGATGGTCTTCACAAGAGCAGTGAAGGGTCTGAAGGCAAAGCCATATCTCGAAGAAGCCTACCGAGAGAACTCGGAAAGAGTGATAAAGGATTTCGGAGATGAACTCTCAGCAGCAGTCGAGAAATTCGTAAACAAGAACTTCAAATAACAATGACAGACTATCGGGTACAACTGATCAAGACAGTGGAGGATGCTGTGCCGGAACTTCGGGACAAGATCCAAGCTGGTGCAGTGGATGCAGGAACGCCAGCACCCTTTGCTACATTCTCAACTCCGGAAGAGAAGCCGATACGCACCAAGAACGGAATTGTCGGATATGACATAATCTTTGAGGTGGCGGTCTACGACAAAAGGGTATCGGGAGCAGAGCAACTGCGACACAAGGTACTGGCTGCTCTTGAAGGGCTGCAGATTGAAAACAAACGATGCTGGTACAAGTCATATACCACCGATTACTATCCGGAATATGACCTGCATTCTGCTGTACTCACATTCAGAATAATCTAACAATCAACAAATAACATCATGGCAAGCGAAAGAAAAGTCATACAGGGTGAGGACATCATCATCGTCATTGACGGGAAGCCTACCCTACACGCAACCACGCACTCTCTCAAGGTGGATCTGGAGCTCAAGGAACTACGCACCAAGAACACCAACGGGAAAGAGAAATGTGCCGGAGATATCAGCTGGTCGGCTGATGGAGACGGCCTCGTAGTCATCGATCCGGAAATCACTGAACACCTCACAGCAGAGGAAGTGCTGGATCTCGTACTCTCAAAGACTGAAGTGGAGGTAATGCTCAAAGCTCCATTGCAGGGACTCACAAAGAACTACAAGGGAAAGGGATTTGTCACATCATTCTCCCTCTCCACTCCTGCCGGAGACAACTCCACTTACAACTATTCAATAACAGGCAGTGGCGACCTTGCTGCTGCGACTAAGGCTTAAAGAACATGGCAGAGATAACCATCAACGGAAAAACGTATCCGATCCATTTCGGACTGCGTGCCATCAACGAGCATGCAAAGAACACAAAGTTCTCATTCGAGCAGATGACTACCTCCGGAGATGCCCTCGCATCGCTGGACGACATCGTGGGGCTCATACATACCGGACTCAACGAGGGTGCTCGCAAAGCAGGAATCGAAGAGAGACTCACCATCACCGAGGTCTGGGACATGTGTGAGGAAGATCCAAAGGCAATCCTTGTAGCAGCGGACATCTTCCAGCAGAGCATCAATGTCTGCTTGGAGAAACTCGGAGAGTCGGTTGAAAAAAACTGATCCAGCCCGACAGTGACCCTCGCCAGAGACTCACCTACGAGAGACTCTACTCCATCGCTGTCGGGCAGATGGGGATAAGGCCATGCGACTTCGAAGACATGACCTTTGCACAGTACTGCTGGGCTGTATACGGATGGTCACAGCAGCAGATCCAAAGGCAGAGGCAGGAATGGGAACGAGCCAGATGGCAGACTTGGATTCTGACCAGCATCCAGCTTGAAAAGAAAGACAGGAAGCCGATGGACGAGATGTTCCCTCTGCCTTGGGACAAAGACTCATGTCCACAGCAGCCAGCGGATTTGTCTCTTGAAGAGAGAAGACGCAGAGCCACAGAAATGCTTAATAAATCAGAACAATGAGACACCTCTTTACTTTTGCCATACTCTTCTTTGCGGTAGCCTCCTGCTCACCGTTGCGTAAAGTACAGCAGACACAGCATCGTCAGACGGAGCTGTCTGACTCACTGCTTACGCATCTGGTGAGGGAGGAGGTGTCCCGTTCTCTGCAGAACTTCAGACAGGTCGAAGTGGAGTTTTTCCCTCCTCCGGACACCATCCTGCCTGCACCGGAATCTTTCACGCCTGCTGAAAAATCTTTCATAACCCCTGCTCCAGTGCAGCCTGTCAAGCGAATTGTGGTGACGAGTCTTTCAACGCAGACTGAAAATCTTTCAAACACAGACAGCACATCCACACTCATTCATGAAGAAGCCATACAAGAAGATACCGAAACCAAGACGAGTGAGAAGCCCTCCGAAGGGTTGCACTGGTTTCGAGGAGTGATCATCCTGCTGGGCATGATCCTGCTGCTAATAATCATCATTAAAATTCGAATCTGAAATGTCCAAACTCAAAACACCCATATCCTACTACGGAGGTAAGCAGACAATGCTCAAGCATATCCTCCCACTCATTCCAAAACACACCCTCTATACTGAAGCATTCTGCGGTGGATGTGCCGTCCTCTTTGCCAAGGAGCCAGCAGACTGCGAAGTGATAAACGATGTGAACACCGAACTCGTAAACTTCTACCGCATCGCCAAGACTGACTATCCGGCACTCAAGGCAGAGATCGAGACCACCCTGCATAGTCGTGAGATCCACGCACATGCAAAGCATATCAACCAGCACCCTTCATTCTTCACTCCCATCCAGAGGGCATGGGCTCTGTGGGTATGCTCAAAGTTGGGCTTTGCCTCCATGCTGGACGGGACATTCGGATATGACCGTAACGGCACTACCACCCTCAAGATGAAAAATGCCAAGGATGCATTCACACAGGAACTCTGCGACCGACTGTCAAATGTCACTGTGGAGTGCGAGAACGGAATCAACCTCATACGCAGGTACGACTGCGAGGGAGCGTTCCACTTTGTCGATCCTCCGTATGTCGGCTCCGACTGCGGACACTACAATGGGACATTCAACGAGGAAGATTTCTCTGAACTTCTGGAAACGCTCTCCGAGGTAAAGGGCAAGTTCATGCTCACAATGTTTCCGCATCCGAAGATCGAAGCGTATGTCCAGTCGCATGGATGGATAATCCACCGGATCGAACGCACGATCACCGCATCCAAGACATCTCGCAGGAGACAGGAAGAGTGGATCGTAACCAACTACTAAATGCTTGAATATAAGTGCATTATTCTATGCAGATAAAGTCGAATTAACTTGCGTGTTCCAAATAATGTAGCGTACTTAGCACTACAATAAAGAAGCAAGATAAACCCTTAAAACTGAATAGATTATGACACGCAAAGAGACCCTTTTGAAAGAAGTCTACGCCCTCCGCAACCTTATCGCAGAAGTGAAGGGAAAGGAGCAGGAAGACCTTGAGGCACTTGTTCACACTTGGAAGTTCAAGGAAGAGGCAAAACGCTGGAAAGAATACGAGCTCAAGATCAGAATTGAGCAGATGGAAGAACTCCTGCAAATTGCTAAAAGGGATGCAGCCATCAAAAATGCTGCTGAGGACTACTACTTGACTCCGGAAGGTGCTTCTGCAAAGGCTGAGACAGAAGCAGCGATGAAGCGTACCGAAGCCTTGTTCGAAGAGACAAAGGAGCAGGTCATCAGCGACATCAAGGCTGAACTTCAGAAGCATCTCGGAAGCGATTGGAGCATCACAAGGCTCACAGACAGCTACATGGAAATCGGAGTCCTCAATCCCGAAAAGGAGAATGATCTGATCTTCGGACAGACTGCAGAAATCTACTACGAGAGACGCAACTACAAGGGTTGCGAACGCTTCGAGATTAACTTCGGCTCCTGCGGTAGTCACGAGCTCCTGCCACAGCAGACTGCCGGATCATTTGCCAGCTTCTTCATCGGAATCGGAAAACTCCACGCAGACACGTCATTCCTCGCATGGCTCAAGGATATCGCCTTCGGATATGCAGATCGTTGCAAGGAACTCAGAGACGAGTACAACAGTCTGAATGAAAGACTCGAAAACCCACTAAATATCTAAGCCATGATGTACGACCTTATGATAGAACAGTGGAAGGATGACAAATTCGGCTACGAACAAGAGAGAGACAGGCTTCTCAATGCTGGCCAATTCGGAGAGCCCATCAGAATCCTAAACACCAAGATTGACATGTGCAGACAGTTCATTCAGTTCCTCAAAAGATGCGAAAAGCAGGAGATGGAACTTCTTAAAGAATCGGAGGAATAGACATGGATTTCAAACTTCAGAACTTAAGGGATACGGCATATAATCGGCAGGTCTGCGAAGATGCTGTTGAGAAGTACGGCAAGAGGCACTTCAGCTGGAAGATAAAGGACAACGGCATCTGGATCTCGATCAAGGATATGGCCATCGATGAATACAGGAACTTTTTACATTATTTGAAATAGGATATGAGTACAAGAGCAACGAAGGAATCTCCCTACAAGGTAGGTCAGCAGATTCACATCAATCATCTGCAGGGCGAGGACAACCGCTACGATGGCAGAGAAGGAATCATCATGAAGATTGACGGCATCGGCCAGCTGCATGGCACATGGGGCAGTCTGGCGGTCATTCCAGAGCAGGATGATTTCTATATAATGGATGCAAAAAAAATAACAGTTGCAGACATGAGCAT